ACTAACATAGCCGGGTATGGCCATGGACGAGCGCAAAAGGGGACTAGCGCATGTTCTCTTTGGTTTAATGGACCAGTTACATATGGAGCCGTTAATTTTTACTATCGGACAAACGGTATTAAAGGAAAAAATTTTGATCAGTATACAATTGAATTATAGGTTAATAACCTATAGCTAACCAATAGAATGTTTTCTCGGGATATGTGCACCCGACATATGTGCCACTATTTGAATGAGAATAGTAATTGAATACTTTATCCCACTTTTGAGTCTCTCCAGTTCCAATAAATTCAGTACAAGTA